TAGCTACAGTTGCAGAACCTGAGAAGTTACCAAAAGTATGTGAAACGATGTTTTGATCCATCTTCCAGTTCATACCAGCAGAGTCACGACCCATCAAACCTTTACGATACTGTTCGCCAATAGCTTCTTGTGGCACAAAGAGGCCTTTCAAGCTGTCAACGATAGTGGCAGAGGTAAATGGCTCAACTACGCATGAACGACGGCCATCACGTGGTGCGCCTTCAGAATCAAGGTAAGCAGCAGCGGTCAGGTAGGTGATCAAACCAGTTGGAGGTGTACCAGCAACGCCAACGATGTTAGCGGTGTTGTTAGCGGCCTGTAACGTTCCGTCACGGTCGATCTTGTTCGCAATTGCAGCACATTCTGTTACTTTGGCTTTCGCCTACTGACCACTTTCATGGCGGGGTTGGTTCTTCGACCTACCCTCAGCGACTTCTTTGGTTATATCGCTGTTCAGACTATCGCATCCCTATCGGGTTTTCTCACTTAGTCGTTCACGGTGGCTTTCGCCTTCCGCCCTGTCGCCCACTTCTGGGCTTCCAAGTCAATCAGAGAAAATTTTCCTAATTCTTAGTGAACTAGGCCGCTACTGTTAACGGCTGGCTTCAATACACGATCAGAGAACATATCAAGGCTCAATGCCAAATCTTGTGTCGTGAACTGTGTGTCAACGTGGAACTGTGTTGACAAAGTTACAGGCACAGAAGTTTCATTGAAATCTTCAACGTTCAAAGCTGGGCCAGTTGTACCAATGAAACGACCTGGTTTACGAACGTTTACTGTGTTACCGATCTTGCCACCCACGATTGCAAATTGGTCGTCATAATTTCTATCGACTTCGCTTGTAAATGTTAATTCGTTCTCCAAGACCATTAACGCTTCGTTAGTGATCTTAGAAATAGTTAGCAAATTATTTGCCATGATTATTTCCTTTAAATATAAATTGGTTTATCAGCGTATCCGTTTAGCCTGTCGTGCTGCTTTCCATTGGGCGTAAGTTCCATGAAATGCTCCATCTCCATCGATGAGAACATCTTGTGTGCCTTTGCCTGCGGTGAGAGGCTTAATCGGTGCTGGTGCTTTACTACGAGCAACAGGTTCGCTTTTGACTTCAGCAGGAGCTTCTTTACGCTCAAACTGAACTTCCAATTTCCCTAATTCCTTAAGAGCTTTGTTAACTGGCATTGTTGAGATTTTTAAAGCAAGTTCATCATCTGATGCTAATTGATATAGGATTTGAGGGCCTACATCGGACTCTAGGATCGCATCCCGTACTTCATCTCGTACTTGGACTTGGCTAGATGCCACCATTTCATCAAAATCAGGCAATTCAGCTTTAGCTTTTTCTAATTTACTTGTCCAAGATTTAATAACTTCTTGACGTTCAATTTCGATCTTGCGTTGCTGTTCTTGCTTATCACGTTCTACTAATGCTTTTTCCGCACTCCATTCAGCTAATGCTTCTGCATATTCAAAAGCATCTTGAAACTGACTAGCTTGGGGTTTTTCACCCAAAATGTCCTGTTCAACTGGTTGGGGTGCTGGTGCTACTTTGCTCTCAAGTTCTTGTAGGCGGGCTTCTAATGCTTGCTTTTCGGCTTCAGCTTGTTTAGCACGTTTTGTAAGCTCTGAAAAACGCTTTTCAAGTTTGGGATTTTGTTTAGGCTTATCTGTTACTTCCGCTTCTTGTTCTGCCTCTGGTTCACTCTCAGCTTGAGCTTCAACTTCTGGCTCTGTGGAAACTTCTCTTTCGAGTGTTTCAACTACAGCCTCAGAAGGAGCTTCTTCGCTAGCTAAACCAAGTTTATTAGCAGTCCATTCCGCTAAATTATCTGACGTTACTACATTGTCTGCTGTTCTTACTGCTGTTTCTTCTGACATGAGATTCCTCAAGATTTTTACCCAATGAACCCATTGGTAGGTATTACAACTGCTTTTATATCATAAGTGTTGTGTTTTTACAACATTATTCTGGTTTGTAATTTTTTAATTGGCTTTTATGTTGCTCAAACATTCCATGATGTTCTTTTGCCAAATGTCCATATTGCTCGCCTAATTTGTTCCATGACTGATGTGCCATTGAATGAGATTGGGCAGCCGTCATATGATTTTTATAATTTTCTTTTTCCATAGCTGTTTGAGTATGGGCATATGCTTCCGATGATTTTCTATGAGCTTCAATGGTTTCATGGTACGGATTCGCCTCATACCATTCTCTTTTTGGTTCTGAACCACCTTTTGTATTGGCTAACATTTTTGGCTCAGATTTTTTGCCCATTTTTTTGGCAATAAATGCTTCACGATTTTCTGAGGTTACTGTTTCTCTGGTCATTTTAAATAGCCCTTTCTACGGCTTCTTCGTTGGATAGTTTCATTTCAGTTTTATTCATGTGAGCTAAAACAAGGGCTAATTGCGCCTTGAGTTGCTCAATTTCAAGCTGAGTCTGAGTTTTGATAACTGTGTCATGAGCAATCGTATCGGTGCGTAACTGGCTATCAGCTTGCTTAACTTGCAATTCCATCGCTGTTTTCTTGAGCATTGCTTGATCTTTTTGCTCTGTAACGCTAGCACGATATTTAGCATCCATCTGCATCATCTGAATCTGCTGTTGTAATTGCTGGATTTGTTGTTTTCCTTGAGCGATCATCATCTGAGCTTGAGGGGGCACTTCAGATTTCTCGTCAATCTGACTTAATGGATTAACGGCTGCGAGGCGATCAGCAATAATGTCTGCGCCTGGGAAGTCCATATTTCTAAAGATCAGATCACCAGCTTGTTGCATCAGACTTGGATCAGCACCTAATAGACTCATCATAGAATCTACAGCTTCAGCACGTTTAGAGTTGTAGCCAGGGCCTGTGTCCATTACTACGTCATATTGACCTACAGTTACGTCATTGAGAATCCTAGATACGCCAATGATTCGCATGACTCGTTCTCTGTCATAAATCTTAGGAATTAAGTCAAGAATAATGCGACCTGTGTGACGGATACTGCGTGTCAGATTGTCGTAATAGTGGAAATTGGTCATATCCACTTGAGATTGCTGACCTTGAATTGCTTTGCCAGACTGCATACCTTGTGGAAGCTGGCTAGGATCAAAGATACCTACTACTGCCATCAAATCTTGATTCATGCCTTGCAGAGCTGTCATCACGCCCGCAGGAGGTGGCTCTGGCTGAAGTCTTGTAGGAGCTGGGGCTGGTCTGCCCTCAATATCTGTCTGTTTGTAGCGTAAAACAGGCATAGCTTTGATATTAGCCATAGCCCATTCGTTCTCATGCCCTTCGTCTTGACCTTCTGCCAATAGCCATTTTGCTTTAGGAGCAAGGGCTACAGTTTCAGTCAAAGCTGTTGACCAGTAGTTATACATACGTTGTGGGTCTTTAGCCATGCGAACTAAACCAAACTTCTTATGCTTGTCATCTACACGCACTTCTTGACCATAAGTAGGCACGATTGGGATGTATTTACCAGCCCATTCGCCTTCTTCAAGGATTTGCATAGCCGTTAGCTTGCACCACTTAATCTTTTTGCGCCAGGTATCACGCTTATCTACAACTGTAATACCAGCAGCTTCTAATACTTCTTTGCTAGGTAGCTCATCAGAATAGCCTGTTGTGCCGTCTGAAAGCATCAAAAGCATCTCTTTTGTGCGTTCTGTGTAGAAATACTCAGCTATGCGTATATCTTCTTTTGTGACCCATTCGCTCTCCGTATCGCCTGTTCCTCTTGATGAGAAACCTTGATCCACTTCTGCATCTGGATACATGGTTTTGAACACATCTTTAGAGATAACTGTTGTAATAAGGCATCTCTCAGCATCAGAACCATCAGGCAAAACGCTATTAGGATCAAAATAGACAGTAAATGGGTTTTCAACTGGTTTAATGTAGATTTCTTGGTCAAAACTGTCCTCTCTTACATAATCAGTAGTGATGCGCCAATATCCCCAGCCCATCTTAACTGCGTATTCAAAGGCGTGATCGTAAGCATCGTCTGCATCAGACTGATTCTCAATATGACGGCAAATACCTGTCAAAATCTCAGCGATCTTGGCATCTGACTCATTGTTCATTCCATGCACTTTGATGCGTGGGCGTTGTTGTCTTTGCTGATTACAGATTTGACGAATATAAGCATCAACCTTATTGATGGTCAGGCATGGGCGAGCTTCTAAAATACGGCTGTTTTGCACATCTACAGGCCATTGATC